CGTTTCTCAGGGGGCACAGTGATCGTGAATGGGATCAGGTGCAGCCGCCGCTTCATGGCTTCGTCGATGTTGCGAATCGCCGGCTTGTGATTGCCTGCCACGAACAGCTTGAACTGCGGAAAGAACTCAAAGAAGTCCTGACGCATGAAACGCGCTGCGATCTTGTCGCCACCGGTCAGGTTCTTGAGCTTGGACTCGGCCCAACGTTTGCCTTGTTCAGTTTCGATGGCTGCCACGAAGCGGGCACCGCGCAGGCCTGCCATATCGGTCGGGTGCCGGTCCGTGCGCGTTTCCATGAATGTGTCCATGGGCGCGTTGGTGGCGTAGTCGCCCAGGATGTCAGCCAGCGTGTTGACGAACACCGACTTACCGTTGGCACCGGTTCCGTAGAGGAAGAACAGTGCGTGTTCGCGGGTCGAGCCGGTCAGTGCATAACCCACCATTCGCTGCAGGTAGTCCTGCAGGTTTTGGTCGCCGCCAGTGACATCGCTCAGAAACGAACGCCACTGGGGGCACTCGCCGCGCGGCGTGGCCGTGGTGATCTTGGTCATCCGATCAGCTCGGTCATTGGCGCGCATGCGACCCGTTTTGAGATCGACGACGCCACCCGGAGTGTTGAGCAACCAAGGGTCGGCATCCCACTCATCGGTGGTTGCAGCATGGCGGCGGTCCGCACGGGCCAGGCGTTCAACGCCACCCACGATGCCCGAGCTGGCCAACTTGGCTGCAACCTTGCGATCCTCGGCACGCACTGCTGTCTGGCGGCACACGCTGCGGATCAGATCTGTGGCGGCCAGCGTGTCCTCGTTGCGCCAGCGTTGTCCGTCCCACACCAGCCACCGGCCCCATGCAGCCACATAGCGCCAGTCGCGGTGGTAGCGGCGTGTGAAAGCCAGCGCCAGCGCATCCTCCGTGCCCCACACCGACTCATCGCTGCTGACCACCGGTTCGACGTCCTCGGCCACGGCATGAATCTGCATGCGAGGGCCATGCACGAGGAAGGACGCCACATCAAAGCCTTCTGCAATGGCGTCCGCAGCATCCCATCCTTCTGCCGCTTCCTGGGGCGGATACAGAATGTGGCAGGACCTGGCACCGGCGTCCAATACCGCCTGCGCAGCACTCGCCGCATACTCCCAGCCCGGTTTATCGCGGTCGGGCCAGATCAATACGGCCTTGCCTTCTAAGGGTGTCCAGTCGGTCTTGTCGACCGGGGCATTGGCGCCGTGCATGGCCGTGGTGGCGGTGATGCCAGCGTGGATCAGCGCCTGCGCGCACTTCTCGCCCTCGACGAGGACAATTTGGGCTGCGTCCTTCAAACCTGGCTGGTTGTAAAGCGGCCTGGGGTCCGGTGGAGCCATCTTGCGGCGTTTGGCATCCCAAGGTCGAAACTCTTTCTTGCCACCTGGCGGGTCATAGCGGTAGACGACCGCGATCAGCTTGCCTGCCGCATCCAGGTAGTCCCACTTGGCCGTGGCCGGGCCCAGGTCGTCGACTGGCACTTCCTTCTTCTTGGTCTTGCGAGATGGGGTTACAGGCGAGCGACCCAGCAGATCTGCAGCGTGTTGCATCACGCGTGGAAAATCCGTGTGTGCATCCGCACCAAGGTTGGCTGCGATCAGATCGAAGATGTCACCACCTTCACCGGTGGCACGATCGGTCCACAGGCCGGCCTTCTCGCCGTCAAGCACCACCTCAAGGCTGTCACCGGGACTGCCCAGCACATCGCCGATGAGGAATTTGCCTTTGCGTTTTTTGCCAGTCGGGAACAGTGTGGCCAGGACGGATTCCAGTCGTGCGACGAGATCTGTCCTGATCGACTCGCGTGTCACGTCGGGGTTGGGGGCCCCTTCAGCGGGGGTATCGTTGAAATCAAGCATCCGATGCACCCCCTTGCCGCTCGACCCAGTCGATCAACTCTTGGAGCTTGAAACGCACCAACTTGCCGACTCGGTAATGCGGCACCTTCAGGCGCTCGCGCTCGCTCGGATGTGTGAGCAAGTACAGCGGGAGATTGAGGCAGTGCGACGCTTCACGCGCATCGACCAGACGCTCACCCAGCACGTCATTCATGGACGGGGTATTCATAGGGGACTACTCCAGCACCGGTCCTGCCATGGGCACATCCGGCACTCGAAATGGGTGGATTCATGGAATGCGCGGGGCAGGAGTTCCCCGGCATCGGTGGCGGTGATGACCTTGACGGCGCGATCGGACATGCGCTGCGCCAGCACCGCATCGAAGGGCACGAGTTCGGTGTAAATCTCCATGGTGTCGGCGTTGATCGCCGTGAAGAGCGCCGGGTGCTCGTGCAACTCCAGGTAAGCCTGATAGAGCACCACCTGGGCGTGGTAGATCGGCTTGGCAATCGCCAGCTTGTGCTTCTCCAGCTCGCGCCAGGATTTCTGACCGAGGCATTTGCACTCCCACAGGGCGGGGTAGGCAAAACCTTCGGGGCCAGCAACGATGACGCCGTCGACATGGCCCTTGAGTCGTCCGCCAGCTGCCGAGAAGCCGAACTGGTCGCCGTCGGCCTTGCGGGTGCGCAGGTCAAACCCGGCCTCACGCAGCCAGGTGACCATGCAGTCCTCCATCACGTGACCACGCTCGAAGATGCGCAGGATGCGCCCCGAGGTGTCACGGCCAGGATCGACCGGAGCCTTGGCGAATTCGTACTGGAGGGCTCGCTCACACGAGGCCCCCAGCCTGGATGCACCCAGGTATGCCCGGGGCGTTTGCTTGGCGCGCTGTCGCTGCAAGCCGGCGTCGACCAATGCTTCCAACTGGCCGGACACACTTGCTGAGGAGTTGAAGTCGATCATGACTTTCTCCCCTGCGCCGGTTGCGGGTGTGTCGTTTTCGCCTTCGGTTCTTCCCAAGGCAAGTCATCCTCGAGATCAGCGAACGGGTTGGCCAGCGGATCTGGCGTCGGTGGCATGCCACGCACCGGCGGAAACTTGGTGGCTTCGTGGTGCGCCGCCATGGCATCCGTGTAGCAGGTGACGATCGCATCAATCACACGCAAGGCTTCAGTCTCTGCGTAGTCACCCAGCGGCTTGGCAAAGCCAATCTCACCAGCCGCTTCGCCAAAGGCCTTGAGGCACTGGCGCATGGCGGCCAGCTCGACATCAGACGGATCAATCATGGCGACCTCCGTCTTGTTGATGCGACCTTCCTTGACCCGGAGCCAATTGCCATACATCGCGTGAAACGCGTCTTGGCAACGGTGGGAACAGAACACCCAGTCGATGGGATAGCGCCGGGGGTTGCCGATGCCATGCCGGTTGTCGGTATGGCCGTACCCCCGGGCCTGTCGTGAGCAGACCCAGCATTTCATTGCCCTCCCTCACTGCGCCCAGGCCGGCTTGCCGGACACCGCAGGGCGTTGGGCTGATACCGGCGCGGCTGCAGTTGAGACTGCGGTTGGGGATACGGGTGGAACTGAGGTTGAGCTTGCGACCGGGGCCGCTGCCGTACGGTTGGGAATGAACCCAGCGCCAGCCATCGTGGGCGCGTATTCAGGCTCACCCGGTTCCACAGCCATCTTGACAACGTTCTTCGCCTCGCCGCGACCGTCTTTCTCGATGTCGATACGGGCGACGAACTCCAGACCGTCCAGTTCATGGAAGCCCTGGATGCGCCGTGCTGCTGCAGCCTGGGGCGTGTTGTCGTCAGGGCGGACGTTGCGCGCCGAGTTCAGGGCTGCCCGCACAAAAGTGCGGCCCATGTTGCCCCAGGTGGGCCCCTTGCTGCTGTACAGGCCAATGTTTGACCACAGCTTGCGACGGGCATATTCGCCTTCGAGCACGACGAACTCACAGGCCAGGAAGATGCTGCCGGTCTCAAAGCTCTGGGTGGCGTAACCACCGACCCAGCCTTGACTGGGGTCGTCGTACCCACCGGGTTTGACCGTCATCCGGACCTTGGCGACCGTGCCCTTGGGGATGAGATCGAAGGATTGCTGTTGTTCGGCATCGTTGAAATCGGACCAGTTGGACATGAATTACTCCTTGTGTGTTTGGGATGTGGAATTGCCAGAGGGCATGCGGGTGGCAGCGGCGCACTTGTCGATGAGGGTGCGCAGGTTGGGCGGCTCTTGCAGGTCAAGCTGGCCAGAGCGGTCCTTGGCGGGGTAGCCATAGGGGTTGAGCGTGTGGGTGATGAAGGCGCGGTAGCTGCTACCGTCCTCAGCCTTGATCTCGGCCAGCGTCACCACCTCGTCGACGATGCCGGGCAGCTCGGCAGCTGTTTTGGAGCCCTCGATCTGCGGCACGAACACCTTGCGGTTGAAGTCATCGAGCTTCTCGTCCAGGATGGCGACGAACACCACGTGCTTGCCACGGGCATGCTGCAGGTGGGTCAGTGCAGTGAGCATTTCCTGGCCCAAGAGGCCGTAGGCCCCGCGGGTGTCGGGCTTGCCGGTGCGCTCAGACATGGCCTGCGGCTGGACCTTGGCCCAGATGAGCGCCAGACGTGCCAGCACCGTGATGCTGTCGACGAAGTAGGTGTCGTACTTGGCCAGTTGCGCCGGGTCGCCATAGCGTTCACACACATGGTCGAAGTGAGCCTGTGAGTACGGGGCGTCGGCAGGCAGCGCGGGATTAGGGCCTGCCAGGAAGACCACCAGGTCGCGGAACTCAGGCCAGGTGGCGGGGCGCACGCAGTCGCCATGCCAGTCCTTGACTGCAAGATCGCCGGCCTCCAGGTCCACGAACAGCGTGCTGTCCTCGGGCAAGGTCTTGAGCTGGGTGGTCTTCCCAATGCCAGACTTGCCAAGCAGCACCAGCTTGACGCCTTGCTTTTCTGCCAAGCGCTGGGATGCGCTGATGATTGGAAGCGTCATCACACACCTCCTTCATCACGGCTGAGCTCAAACGTGGCCTTGCCAGCCTCGACCGTGCGTGCGTCGGCAAATTGCTGCTGCAAGGCCGGCGGCCAGTTGATGTAACGGGACTCGGGTACCGCCAGCTTCACGTCGAGATAGCTCTCGACGGCTTCGCCCGAAGCGACGATGCGCTCGGCAATGGCCTTGAGCTTTTTCTGGTCCCAGGACACCTTCTTGGGCAGCTCGAACTTCACGTGCAGCCCATCAGCCCTGACGTGGGCGGTACCGAAATCACGTCCTGTGTCACGCAGGGCTTCACGCCCCTGGGCACCGAAGCGCTGCTCCAGGGCAGCATCCACCTTGGTGCGGGCACTCTTGAGCCAGGCAATGGCCTGGTCCAAGTTGGTGTCGACCTCGTAGAGTTTGTGGGCTGGCAACTTGGCCAGTTGAGCAACCGACATCTCGGCGATGTCAGCGGGGAAGATGGACAAATCGTTCATGACCATCTCCTTCAAGCCATCGCGCGTTCAGCGGTCGACTCGTGCAACGCGCTGTACTCGAAGTCAAGGATGGCCTCCAGTGGGTAGCTGACCCGCTTGGAGAGCTTGAGGTAGCGAGGACCACGCCCCTCACTGCGCCAGCGCTGCAGCGTCTTGGGGCTCACACCCCAGCGCTGGGCCAGTTCGTTTTCGTTCAGGACCCGGCGATCGCCAGGTGCCAGGGTGTTGATCGTCGGGTAGGACGACCGGGTTTGGGGGCTTGCCGTTGCTGCCATGAGGCTCTCCTTTGAGGCTGTTGAGGAACAGGTGTCATTGGAGAATTCGGGTGGCGAACTTACGAGGGAGCGATTGGCGAACTGAGCGGAAACTTCCAGTTCGCCAATGGGCCTCAGAATGCAAAACGGCAAGCACTAGGCTCGCGGTCTAGTGGGGAAATTTGATGTGATTTTGTGATATCACGAAAACTATCAAGTGACTTTCTCCGGACCAATAGCAGACAACCGAAACCGGCGACTGAGCAGACATAGGGCTCAGATTAGGTCGAAAATGACTCGAAAGCTTAGAAATCGCATTTAGTAAAGTATGGCAACTTCATTTCCACATGAATCCACTTCGGCAAATTTCCAGAAAAGCAGCCACCTCAGGCATCCTGCAGATAATGAGCAGACCTGAATGGTCAGAGCAGTTGCTTGCGAAGCTTAGAGATCTGCCGGACAGCGCTTTGGACTCCATGGCCGCACTTGATGGAATTGCGGAAGATCAGTACCCGATATTCCGAGCACTCATGCGGGGTCAGAAGAATCCGTTTTGGGACGATTTGGACACCGTGGACGGCAAGCTGCAAACTGGTGATGTGATCCTAATGACTGGATCGAGCGCTCGCTCCAAAGCTCTTGTTGCGATTCAGAAGCCCTTTTACTTGAAGGCTCGGTCAAGTCACGTTGCAATCGTTCATGCGGATTTCGTTTGTATAGACGCGATTCCTGATACAGGAGTCTCCAGTCGACTCATCCAAGAAGTGCTGAGCGATGTCGAAGACGACTGGCGAGTGATTCGATTCACGGGGGTCACACCTAATCATACTGACCACCTGATGCGGGCGTGTGCCTTCTATCTGGCACAGCCGTACAAGATCAAGCCGAGTTGGCGGAAGGGCAAGGACTCTGCTTACTGTTCGGAACTAGCACGCAAGATCTATCAAGACTGCAGCATAACGAAAACAGGAATCCCCGTCGGCCCCATCGTCGCGCCGGCCCATTTTGACCGACTTGCAGATCTGCAGGTGCAGTGGAAAGACGTAACAGAGGATGCGCAAGCCTACGTCGCTTTCTGTCGAAAATACGCCGCGATGACTAGAGTCGCTTCACGCATCTTCATCCAAGGCCTTCAGCTGAACCGCGCGCGTTTTGAAGATCGGAAGAAAGCGCTGCAATCCGCCCAGATCGCAATGTCGCGCAAGCAAATTTCCAAGGATCAGTACATAGACATGGTGAAGAAGACCAGGGAAATTGAGCAGTCCTTGAATCATCATTTCTGGGACACCAGTGGTATTGGACCTTCCTCACTACCAATTCGTAGCGGCGAGTAAGTCGAACCGAAATAACGCAGTACGCCATCACTCTACCCGTGTTGATGATAGGTCATTGAACCCGAGCAACTTGCGCTGCTCCTGCCAATCCCGTGGCAGCGGATCATGCCGGCCACGCAGAGTTTGGAGATTCAGGTGCCGAGGCTGTTGGCCATCAAGGATGGCCTCGATGATGTCTGGCGCCAGCGTGGTCATGCGCAGCACCTCAGCCACCCATCCAGCTTCAAGTTTCATCGCAGTGGCCAGGTCCCGGATGGTGGCGAACTCGCCCTGATCGAGCAGCTTTTGCCAGTAAAAGGCCTTGCCCAGCGTCCGAATCATGGAGACATCTTCGCCACCGCTATTTAGTACGGATGTCTCCCCCGGCGGTGGCGTCATGACCTTTCGGTTTTGCTTGCGACGGATAGTCAGGGGAACCATCGTCACGCGTTGCTGCCCAGAAACGTAGTTGCGCGCATCCTCACCAATATCGATTCGCACATTGCGCAGCCTCGGATTGTCCGGATGCATGACTGGTTTGGCATGCGATGTCATGCAAACACCCCCTCTGCGGCGCCCCTGGTCTCTTCCACCAGCGGATGGCGGCCAACGTCTTCACCCAGTCCCAACCATCCGTCTTCGCGCCACAGGATGTCCAGCCCGCGCTCATGCAGTTGAACCCGCTCGATCAGCAGCTGCGTAATGCGCTGCTGTTCTTTGGGGAACAACTGGTCCCACACAGCGCCAATGCGCTGCATGGCCAAGACCACTTGCGCTTCCTGCAATTGGACACCCCTTGGATACTCCTGACACGACCGCCATGTCGCCAGCATCATCTCTGGCGCACGGAGAGCCTGGTGAATTTGCTCAAGCACAGCCGTTTCGATTTCGGCCGCAGGCAAAGGACCGATATCCGTGGCACCGGGTGCAAGAGTGGCACCCGCATTGCGCCGCTTGTGTAGGTAGGGCACGTAATAGCGGTACAGCCGTCCATTTTTCTTGCGCGTGAAGCTGTGAATCATCAACTGGCCATCGGGGGCATGGAGAAGGCCCGCCAGTAACGCCGGGTGCTGCGTGATGCTCTCGCGTGGCCCTTGCTTTCGCCGATCGACAAAGGCATGTACGAGATCCCAAGTTTCCTGATCAATGATGGCCTCATGCTGCCCAGGAAAGCTCGAGTCCTTGTGCTGGATTTCACCGAGGTAGATCCGGTTGCGCAACATCTTGAAAAGGTACTGCTGATCGATCGGTCGCCCTTCTCGGAAATGTCCACTTTGCGTCTGCCATGCCTTTGTGGTGCGCCCCTCGATGGCCAATTCACGCACCAACTCTGCAGCCGACCCGTGCTCGGCATACCGGCGGAAGATGTAACGCACTAGGTCGGCTTCCGGCTCGTTGACAAGCAATTTGCGCTCAACGACGTCGTATCCGAGAGGCGGGGTGCCGCCCATCCACATGCCTTTGGCCTTGCTTGCTGCAATCTTGTCGCGGATGCGCTCACCCGTGACCTCGCGCTCGAATTGCGCAAAGGACAGCAGGATATTGAGCGTCAGGCGGCC